ATTTTTGGAGCGCTATGCCCACCCCTTCTAGCGCTACCAGGGTGCCAGCTTCGAATGGTGTGAGTTCTTGTTTGTTGTCAGACATTTTCATGGCCTCCCGGCCGTTCAGTGTGGAAACCGAACGATAGCACGGAGCCATCTGCCCGCCACCGAGCGGGCTTTTTTATTCCTGACTCCCTAGCTGGGGAGGAACCGAGATGCCAAACATGCCTGACAAGCCAGACTCATGGGCCAAGCTCTGGCTGGCGTTGAGCAATCCGCTAATGGCGGGCGTCATCATGGCCATCACCGTTTGCTTGCTTCGCGTCATCTACGACGGAAAAGAAACCAGCGTGCGCCGGATCATTTTCGAGGCGCTGATTTGCGGATCGCTGAGTCTGGTCGCGTCCAGCGTTATTGAGTGGATGGCCTGGCCTTCAAGCCTATCGATCGCCGCGGGAGGGACTATTGGGTTCCTCGGCGTGACAGCTATCCGCGAGCTGGTGACCCGCTTCCTCGGTCGCAAGGCGGATGCCGCATGAAAGCCTTCGCTGCTGCAATCATCATCGCCCTGGTCGGCCTGCTTCTCATTGGGATTCAGCAGTCGCGCGTCGTCGCCCTTCGCGGGGAGGTGGCATTCGAAGCCAGCGAGAAGAAGAAGGCGGTCGACGCCAACCTCGAAAGCCAGGCCACGATCACCACCCTGCGCGCCGAAGCCCAGCGCAACGCCGATTACCAGAAAGACCTGAACAAGCGATTACAGGCCAGTCAGGCCAAAGCCAGAAAGGCGGAGAAGAACTTTGAAGAACTCAAACGCAACAGCAAGCCTGTTCGTGATTGGGCTGCTCAGCCTCTGCCTGACGGCCTGCGCGGTAAAGCCGGCAGTGGTAACAAAGACAGCGGCGGTAAGAGTCGAACCCCCTGAGCTGGTGCCATGTGAGCGGGTAGCTGATGAAGACCTCGCCGACAACGGCCAGCTGTGGGAACTGAAGAATCAAGCCATCAACCTGCTCGACACCTGCGCAGACCAAGTCGACGCGCAGATCAAGCGCAGTCAGAGCAATTAGGTCGCGACACGTTTCGCGAGAGGACAAATTGTGTCTCGACACTGGCGTGCCGAGGTGCGTACCAGAATCACGTAGACCTGAGGACGCGGGCTTTACGACTCCTCGTACTCACGATAAAGCTTTGCCAGTGCTTGGTCGTAATCCGCTTTGCTGAGTTTGCCCTTAAGCGCGGCCATTGTTTCGCTTGCGTTAGCTATGGCAGTCGCATCGTCTTTTTTCCTACGTGCCGCCCAATCCTTGGCTGCCTGCATTACCAATCCCTCAGTTATTCGATCGATCATCCGAGCGTCCTTTTCGCTGTGGTTGGCCGACGAACCGCAGACCAATGAGAATTGAGTGAAATGATGGTTGATGTGTTGCTGGCGCTACCAGACTAGTAAGGATTCCCATGAAAACCAAGCAACCCGACTGGGAGGCAATCGAACGCGCCTACCGGGCTGGATTGCTTTCCGTCAGAGAGATCGCCGCTTCCTGTGGCGTCTCACATACCGCAATCCAGAAGCGCGCCAAGGCTAATGGTTGGGAGCGCGACCTCAAGGCGAAGATCAAGGCGAAGGCTGATTCGCTGGTTGCCAAACGAGAGGTTGCCACACAGGTTGCCAGCAAATCGGTGGAAACCGAGCGCGAGATCATCGAGGTCAACGCTGAGGTCATTGCGAACATCCGCATGGCTCACCGCGGTGATATCTCACGTGGACGGCGCCTCACCAACAAGCTCCTGGACGAGCTTGAGGGGCTGACGGATAACCGCCAACTGTTCGAAGAGCTCGGTGAGCTGATGCGCTCCGAGGATGACAGCGGGCAGGACAAGCGCAATGACCTGTACCAGAAGATCATCGATCTGCCTGGCCGCTCTAAGACGATGAAGGAAATGGCGGAGACGCTGAAGACCCTGATCTCGCTGGAGCGCCAAGCCTACGACCTCGACACCAAATCCGGCGGCAATGACGCTGACGAGCTGTCCAAAATGATGGACGATCTATCGAAGGACGCCTGATATGAAGCCCGAGCACTTGAAGCTGCTCCGGGACAAGCGATGGCGCCTGAACAATCTCTACTTCATCACGGACAAGCAGGGCAAGAAAGTCCGCTTCCGGATGACGGACGAGCAGATCGAATACTTCGACGGGATGCACACCCGGAACATCATCCTGAAAGCCCGGCAACTCGGCTTCACCACTGAGTGCTGCATCATCCAGCTCGATGCCGCTTTGTTCGAATCGGCCAAGTGCGCATTGATCGCTCACACCCTGAACGACGCCAAGCGCCTGTTCCGGGAGAAGGTCAAATATGCCTACGACAACCTGCCTGCTGAAATACGCGCTGCCAATCCTGCTTCTAACGATGCTGCTGGTGAGCTTGTGTTCAGCAAAGGCGGATCGCTCTACGTTTCTACGTCCTTCCGGGGCGGGACTCTACGGTATCTGCACGTATCCGAGTTCGGGAAGATCTGCGCCAAGTTTCCCCACAAGGCCAGAGAGATCGTCACCGGCGCCTTCGAGGCTGTCGCCACCGATTGCTTCGTCACGATTGAATCGACGGCGGAGGGCCGGGCCGGTTACTTCTTCGATTACTCGCAAAGCGCGGAGAAGCAACTGCTGTCCGGCACGCCCCTCGGCAAGCTTGACTGGAAATTCTTCTTCTTCAGTTGGTGGAAGAACAAAGCCTACTGGCTTGACCCGGCCGATGTGGTCATCCCGCAACGCCTGACTGACTACTTCACTGAGCTGTTCGCCAAGCACGGCATCCAGACGAACCCAGGGCAGCGCGCCTGGTACGCCGCCAAGGAAAAGACCCTCGGCGACGACATGAAGCGGGAATACCCGTCGATACCGGCCGAAGCCTTCCAGCAGTCGATCGAGGGCGCCTACTACGCCCAGCAGTTCACCAAGCTGTATGCCGCTCAGCGCATCGGCACTCTGCCCGACAACAGCCACCTGCCGGTGATGACTATTTGGGACATCGGCGTGAGCGACTCCACCGCCATTTGGTTCGTGCGCCAGGTTGGCGAGCAGTACCACATCATCGATTACTACGAGAACTCAGGCGAAGGCCTGCGGCATTACATGAAGGTGCTCAAGGACAAGGGTTACACCTATTCCGAGCACTGGGGGCCGCATGACATCGAGAACCGTGAGTTCGGCAGTGATGCGAAGACGCGCAAGGACATCGCCCGAGAAGGTTACGAAATCGACGGTCAGGTTTATCGGATGACGTTCCAGGTCGTCCCGAAAATCGGTGTGGACGACGGCATCGAGCAGGCTCGGGAAATTCTATCCAAGTGTGCCTTCGACGAATCCAAGTGCGAAGAGGGCATTGCCTGCCTCGAGAACTATCGCAAGGAGTGGGACGAAAAGAAGGGTTGCTGGAAAGACAAGCCGCTGCATGACTGGACGTCTCACGGCTCCGATGCATTCCGGTACTTCGCTGTCGCTAAGAGCTCCAAGAAACCGGTCAAATCAATCAAAATGGGATTCGCACGCTAATGGCAGACGTCACCTACACCCGCCCGGAGTACGACGCGGCACAGTCCCGTTGGCGGCTGGTGCGCGACGTGTGCAAGGGCTCCGAGACGGTAAAGGCTCGCGGGGATCACTACCTGCCTCGGCCAAACCCTCACGACGAGAGCGACGAGAACAAGGCACGGTTCGCCACGTATCTGATGCGGGCGGTGTTCTACAACGCCACTGGGCGCACGAAGAACAGTCTGGTGGGTGCGGTGTTTCGCACCTGGCCAACGCTCACCGTGCCAGCCGCGATCGAATACGTGGCCAAGGACGTCGACGGGCAGGGCATCAGCATTTACCAGCAGTCGCAGTCGGTCATTGGGCACATCCTCGAAGTCGGCCGTCACGGGCTGCTGGTGGATTACCCGAGCGTTGAGCCGGGCTCGACCAGCAAGGCCGACAGCGCGGCCATGGGTATTCGCCCAACCATCGCCAGCTACAACGCTGAGTGCATCATCAACTGGAAGACGCGCAAGGTGGGCGGGCAGCACCTGCTGAGCCTGGTTGTGCTGAAGGAAGTCGTCGACGAAGACACCGACGATGGCTTCGGGGTTGAGAGCAAAGATCAATACCGCGTGCTACGCCTGAATGACTCTGGCGTGTATGAGCAGGAGCTTTGGACGACTGAGGGCGGTCAGTGGGCAGCTACGGACGCTCGCACACCTCTGGACGGGCAAGGCAAGCCTTGGCGCCTGATCCCCTTCATATTCGTCGGCAGTGAAAACAATGATTGCTCGATTGACGATTCGCCGCTGTACGACATGGCAGAGATCAACATCGGCCATTACCACAACAGCGCGGATTACGAGGACTCGGTGTGGTTCTCGGGCCAGCCGCAATTCTGGATCGCCGGCCTCGATGAGGCGTGGCGCGATCACTTGGAAGAGAACGGCATCTACGTCGGCTCGCGTGCACCACTGACGCTGCCGGCCAATGGATCGTGTGGCTTTGCTCAGCCTGAGCCGAACAGCATCGTCAAAGAGGCCATGGACGGCAAGAAAGAGGACATGGTCTCGCTCGGCGCCCGGCTCATTGAGCGCGGTAGCGCGGTCAAGACCGCAACTCAGGCCGACAACGACAGCGCGGCAGATCACAGCATCCTGTCGCTGGCGGTGAGCAACGTCAGCGAGGCCTACAGCCAGTGCCTTATGTGGATGTGCGAATTCGAGAACGTCGCCGGCGAAGCGCTTTTGAAACTGAATCAGGACTTCACGCAAGTCAGCCTCGACGCGGCAATCATGGCCAGCCTGTTCAATGCGGTGCAGGCCGGGCAGCTTCCGGCTTCGGACTTCTGGCAGTACCTGCGCGACCGCGGCGTGATCGACCCAGAGAAGACGGACGACGACATTCGCGGCGAGCTCGAAGCGAATCCAGTAGGCCTTGGCCTGGACGATGAGGACAAACCAGATGGCGGCAAACCAAGCGATCCTTGATGCCACCATTCGGCACGCTGTCTTCCTCGAAAGGCTGAAGGCGGGGGAGGTGAAGAAGTTCACCCCCTTCCTCAAGGAGATCGACCGCTCTCTGCGTGAGCGATTGACGAAGTCCGATCTGACCGGATTTAGTCGCAAGCGATTGGAGAAGCTGCTCGACGAGGTGGATAGCCTGCTGCTGGGCATCTTCACCCGCTTCACCGATCAGCTCACTCTGGACCTGATTGATCTTGCCAACTACGAGGCGCAGTTCGAAGCTACGAGCCTGACGAAAGCGGTACCCGCCGGCATCAGCCTTGAGGCTGCGATTCCCTCTGTCACGGCGATTCGCTCGGCAGTGATGAATAACCCGCTTAGCATTCGGGACGGCGGCAAGCTGCTCAAGCCATTCATCAAGGACTGGACCACGGCAGAGCGCGAGCGTGTCACCGGCGCAATTCGGCAAGGATTCTTCGAAGGGCAGACGAACTTCCAGATCCTGCAAAATATTCGAGGCACGAAGGCAGCAGGGTACGCCGACGGCATCCTGGCGATCACTGACCGCAACGCCTCAACGGTGGTGCGTACTGCCATCCAGCACGTTGCCAGCCAGGCGCGAATGGAGACGGCGAAGGCCAACATCGACATCGTCACCGAGATCCAGTTGGTCGCCACGCTCGACAGCAAGACCAGCCAGATCTGCCGGACACTGGACAAGCGCCGATTCCCTGTCGATTCAGGGCCAAGGCCACCGTTCCACCCGAACTGCCGAACTACCTTCGTGCTGCTGACGCGCCTCAGCGAAATCTTTGAGAAGGACGCCACAAGGGCCTCAAAAGGCGCGGATGGTGCAGCACAAGTAAGCGCCGATCTCGATTACTACCACTGGCTCAAGCAGCAGCCCGCATCGTTCCAGGACAAAGCCATTGGCAAGGCCCGTGGTGCTCTGTTCCGCAACGGCGGGCTCAGCGTTAAGCGCTTTTCCGAGCTCCAGCTCGATCGCAACTTCAAACCACTGACACTCGTTGAGATGAAGGCCTTGGAGCCTTTGGCCTTCGAGCGCGCAGGCATCTGATCCGCAGGCTGAGCCTGTAAACCAGTCCCAGGGGGACAGCATGAAATACCTGATCGACAAAGCAGCATATGACGCGCTCGAACCATCCATGCAGGCGTTCTACAAGGCGCAGGGCGAAGACTACGTGCTGGCAGTGGAAGGCTTGCCGGCACCTGAGGACGTCACGGGCTTGAAAGCCAAGAATGACGAACTACTGGCTGAGCTTCGAGCCAACAAAACGAAGGCGCGCGAGGCTGAAGAAGCGGCGCGAATCGCTGCTGAGGATGCCGCCCGCAAGTCCGGTGACACTGAAGCGCTCGACCGCAGCTGGCAGGAAAAGCACACCGCTGCGCTGGCCGAGAAAGACGGCACGCTGAGCGCGCTGCAGGCTCAGGTTCACGCACTGACCGTGGGTGCGACTGCCGCCCGCGTGGCCGGCGAACTGGCCGTGCAGGGCTCTGCTGCCGTGCTGCAACAAATCATCGAGCCTCGCCTCTCCATGGAGCTGCGCGAGGGCAAGCCCACCGTCGTGGTGCTGGACGCTGAGCGCCGGCCTACCGCTCTGACGGTGGAAGAATTCAAGACTCAACTTTTCAACGACGCCTCCCTGGCTCCGTTGATCGCTTCAAGCAGGGCTTCTGGTGGCGGGGCTACCGGTGGCAAAGGCGGCGGGGCCGCAAAAACGTGGAACCAACTTACCGGGATGGAGCGCGTAGAGCTCCGCCGAACCAACCCCGCCGAGCACGCGCGCCTGAAGGCAGCGGCTGAGGCATCGTAAAAGGACCTATCGCAATGCCAACCATTCTTTCCGACGTCATCTTCCGTGACGAACTGCGGGACTACATCAGCGTCAACAGCGTTGAGCGCACCGCGTTCTTCGAGTCGGGCATCCTTACCAGCAACTCGGACATGAGCCAGTTGCTGGCCAGCCCGTCCAACACCTTCACCATTCCGTGGTGGGTTGATTTGGACGCGTCCATCGAGTCGAACTACTCGAACGACGTGTACACCGATATCGCGGTACCGCTGTCCGTGCACACCGCCAGCATGCAGGCGCGCGCTGCGTACCTCAACGAAGGCTGGAACTGCATGAACCTGGTGAAGAACATCACCAAGCAGGATCCACTGGAATTCGTCGCAGGTCGCCTGTTGGCGTACTGGCGCAAAGTGGCTCAGCGCCGTGCGATCGCCACCACCATCGGCATTTACAACGACAACGTGGCTGCCAACGGCGGTGACATGGTCGTGGATGCTGGCGGCACCATTAGCGCAACGGCAATCATCCGTGCCAAGGCGACCATGGGTGACTACAGCGGTCAGCTGGGCGGCCTGAGCGTCATCGCGATGCACTCCGCCGTTCAAACTGAGCTGCAGATCCTCAACCTGATCGATTTCACCCCGATCGCTGACCAGATTCCAGAATTCGGTCGCTTCCAGGGTATGCGCGTCGTGGTTGATGACAGCATGCCGGTGATCGCTGGCACGCCGAACAAATACCTGTCTGTGATCTTTGGCCCGGGCGCCCTCGGTTTCGCCGAGCAGCAGCCAGAAGGCGAAGACGGCCTGGAATACGAGCGTGCGCCGGATCGCGGCAACGGCGGCGGCACCGAGACCTTGTGGACTCGCCGCAACTTCGTTGTGCACCCACTTGGCTACTCGTTCCTGAGTGCGACCATCACCGGCACTCCGACCACCACTCGCCCGATCTCGGCGAACTGGGCCGATCTGGCGCTGGCCACCAACTGGGAGCGCAAGTTCGACCGCAAGCAGGTTCCGCTGGCGTTCATCACCTCCACCGTCGCAGCCTAATCAATAGCCGGCCCTGTGGGGCTGGCAGCATTGAAGGAGATTCTTCATGGCAGTAGAAAAAGACAAGCACATCGATCCCAACGTCAAGGCGCGCTGGGGGTTTGGTGGTACCGCTGATAACATCACTGTCGGCCCTGAAACGGTCGGTGAAACCGGTGGCGTTGACAGTGTGCGCACCGAGGCTGATGAGCCAGCCGCTCGCAAAAACGGCGGCGGCGCTGAAAAGAAATCCACCACCAAGGAATAACCCATGGTCATCATCGAGGACGGTACCGGCAAGCCTGACGCGGACAGCTACTCAACCGCAACGGAACTGGTCAGCTACGCCGCGCGGTACGGCGTGACCATTCCGGCGGAAGAAGCAGCACAGGAAACGCTGCTTCGCCGGGCCGCCTTGGCGATGGATGGCATGAAGTGGAAAGGATGCCGGGCCAACGGTGACCAGGCGCTGGCCTGGCCTCGCCGTGGCGTCAATATCGACGGCGAAAACAAGCCGTCCGACTACATTCCTGCACGTATCCAGTACGGGCAGATGGCCCTCGCGGGCGAGATTCATGCAGACGATATCGACCCACCGGAAACACGCAAAGGCGCGATCATCCGCGAGCGTGTGGAAGGCGCGGTGGATACCGAATACGCGGCAATCTCCAATACCAGCGGCAAACTGCTGCCGGCGGCTCCGGATCGCCCTAGCCACACGCAGTTTGCCGACTACCTCCAAAAGCGCGGACTGTTCGCCATAAGGGCCTGACCAATGAGTGAGTTCTACGACCGCATGGCTGCTACCGCTCTGCGGTTGATTACTCAGTACGGCCAGCCAGTCACCTTGCGCGAGACCACAACCCCGGAATACGACCCGGACAACCCGGGCGGCGGTGACGCGGTCATTGAGCAAACCGCTCAGGGCATTCTGCTCGACTTCACCGGCCTTGAATTCCAGAACGACACGCTGATCGTGCGCGGCGACAAGAAGCTAAAGGTTGCGGCGCTGGGCATGGCCTGGGCGCCGAAGCCGCTGATTGCCGCGGAGGTGCAGGGCAAGGCCTGGACTGTGATCAACGTCAAAGAAATAAACCCGGCCGGAACTCCGCTGCTGTACGAGCTGCAGGTGCGCTCATGAGCAAATACGCAGGCAAGCAGGGCAACTTCGCGTTGCAACTGGCTCAGTTCGCCGAGCAGGCGAAGGATGCAGTCGATGCGAGTCTTCGCGATATCATCATTGAGATCGGTAACTCGCTGATTCGCATGTCCCCGGTCGACACCGGCCGATTCCGTGGCAACTGGCAGATGTCGATTGATGCTCCGCCGGCGGGAACGCTCAGTACGCTTGATCCGACCGGCGCTGATACCAAGGCGCGCATCGAGGGCGATGCGATCCTGTTCCGCGCTGGAACAACGGCCTTCATCGTGAACAACCTGCCTTACGCCATCCCGCTCGAGTACGGCCACTCCGATCAAGCACCGGGAGGCATGGTGCGCATCACCCAGGCGCGCTTTCAGCAGATCGTTCTCGAAGCCATCAGGAACAACCAGGTATGAGCCACAACATCATTGCTGCGGCTTTCGAGTCGCGCCTGCTCGCGTGGGCCAAGGCCAGAGTTCCGAAGCTGAAGGTGGTGGTAGAGAACGAGACCTACACGCCTGCCTCTGGCGAGACGTACTTGCGGGCTTTCACTTTGCCTGCGCTCACTGCGAGCAACACGCTCGGCGGCGATCACAGGCTGTACGCGGGCGTGTTTCAGGTCAACATCGTTACGCCCTCGGGCAAGTACCGCACCGAGGCGAGCGGTATCGTTGACGAACTGGCGCCGCTTTTCCCGCTCAACCTGCGCATTCCCCGCGCTGGACTTGTCGCACTGGTAATGACGCCAGTTGCGCCCGGGCCGGGGATACCAGACGGCAACACCTTCACGGTGCCGGCCTCGTTCCAATACCGGTCCGACACCAACTAATCCGCCCGTTGGGCAAACCCAGAACCCGCCATTGAGCGGGTTTTGTCATTTCTGCACAGAGGAAACACAACCATGGGCTTTCGACTCCCCAACGGCGCCACGCTTGAAATCGCTTCTGCATTCGGCCCTGCCATTCCCGTCACTGCGTTGAGCAACGCCAATCCGGCAGTCGCAACCGCTGCAGCGCACGGCCTGTCTGATGGCGACATCATCGCTGTAACCTCGGGCTGGACTCGCTTGAATGATCGGGCTGCCCGCGTTGCGAACAGTTTGACCGGCACTTTTGCGCTGGAAGGCATCAACACCACCAACCTCCAGCCGTACCCGGCCGGCTCCGGTGCTGGATCCGTGCGCGAAGTCACCGGCTTTACCGAGATTTCGCAGATCACCGACCTGACCTCCAGCGGCGGCGACCAGCAGTTCCTCACTTTCGGTTTTCTGGCCGATGATGACGATCGCCAGCTGCCGACCACAAAAAACCCTATCAGCATGGCGGTCACCGTTGCTGACGACCCCGACCTGCCATACGTGCCCGTTGTTGAAGCCGCTGACGAAGACAAGCAGACTCGCGTGCTTCGCCTGAATCTGCCAGGCGGAAGCAGCATCGTTTACAACTGCTACGTCTCGATCACTTCGACGCCAACGCTCGGCCGCAACAACCTGATGACGCGAGTTATCACGCTGTCGCTCGCCGGCCGCCCAACCCGTTACTCGGCGGTGGTGTAACTCATGGCTAAATTCAAGATTGCCCAGAACCCGACGTTCAAGGCTGTCGTCGACATCCCGCGCGTCGGCGGCACAGTGATTCAGGTCCCGTTTGAATTCAAATACCGCGACCGCAAAGAGCTCGCGAAGCTGTTCGCGGGCTGGCAGGAAAGCGTGAAGGAGGACCAAGAGCGCTTCAAGGCCAAGGGTGATGAGCTCACCTTGATCGAGATCACCGACTCGCACGTCGAGCGACAGATCGAGCAGGTGACACAGCTGGTCACCGGCTGGGGCTTCGATGACAAATTCAACGCCGAATCGATTCGCGCCTTGGTGGAAACCTCGGCCGGTGCAGGTGACGCGATTGTCGATGCTTACCAGAAAGCTTTCTCGGCGGCCCGCCTGGGAAACTGAGCAAGGTCGCCCGCCTGATGTACGAGCCCGGTCCGTCTGAGGCGGATCTGGCCGCGTTCGGCTTGTCCATCGCTGACATTCCCGAGGAAGAGTGCGAGGTGCTGGCCGAAAACTGGCCTGCCTTCGTTCTCTTCAACGCCATGTCCACCCAGTGGCGCAGCGGTATGGGCGGGGCTACCGGCCTTGATTACACGGCACTCCGCGACGTTTCGGAGTTTGTCGGAACCAGCAAAAAACAACTCAGAGAGATTTTCCCCGACCTTCAGGTGATGGAGATCGAGGCCTTGCTCGTCATGAGCGAATCGAAGTAATGGAGCACTCATGTCGGGCACAATCGCGCAATTAGGCATCGAGGTAAATTCGGGCGATGCCGTCCAGGCTACTGCGGATCTGGAGCGTCTTGTCCAGGCAGGGACGAAAGCAGAGAAAGCTGCCGATAGCATGTCTGCCGGCTTCGACAAGGCGGCTACCGCAACGGCTGGCCTGGCCTCCGCCGAGGGCAAGCTGTCCGAATCCACCGACGAAGCCATCAAGCGTCTGACGGCCATGGCCAAGGCATCGCTGGATTCGAGCGAGTATTACCAGAGCCTCACCACCAGCGTGAACACCAACTCGGCGGCACTGGAGAATTCCAGTTCCTCTACCGCCAGCCTCGCAGCCTTAAGTGCAAGATTCAAAGCCGATTCCGACGCGCTTGTTGGCACTGTGGATCGGCAGGCCGAGTCAACCAGACGAGCTGCAGCTGCGACGGGCGTTCAAGCAGAAGGCCTTCAGGCTCTGCTGGCCAAGATCAACCCGACGGTTGCCGCCTATGAACGGCTCGATCAGCAACAGGAGTTGCTCAAGCAGCATCTGAAAGCGGGGAACATTGACTCCGACCAGTTCAAGGCTTACTCGGCGGATATTGAGAAAACCCGAAGCAAGTTGGGCGATTTCGATGATGGTCTGAAGAAGACTGGCGTCAGCTCAAAGCAGACAGAAGCAGCGCTGCGCCAACTGCCGGCCCAGTTCACCGACATCTTCACCAGTCTCGCAGGCGGGCAAAACCCGCTGATGGTGCTGATCCAGCAAGGTGGCCAGATCAAGGATTCGTTCGGAGGCATTGGGGCGACCTTCGACGCGCTAGGCGGCAAGCTGAAGTCTCTGTTCACGGGAGGTGCTGGGGCCGCAGTGCTCGGCGAGTCGCTTGCCGGTATCGCAACTAATGCCAAGGGCGTCGCCGAAAATACCGGGGAGGCGGGGGAAAGCCTTTCTGATTTCGCAGATAGCGCCAACACCGCAGCGGACGCTACCAAAAACGCTAAAGAGGCCGCCGCCGCTCTCAACGCGGCAACACCGCCGCTCGGGGTTGGTCTGGGCGTGATTCTTGGTGGTGCTCTGGCTGCCGCCGCAGCTATCGCAGCTCTCGGGATTGCGTATAAGCAGGGGAGCGCAGAATCCACGGCGTACACCACTGCCTTAGCGATGACCGGCAATACGGCGGGCACGACTGCCGCTCAATTGAGCGTTATGGCTAAAGCCGTGTCGGAGACGAACGGCACAGCCCATGAAGCGGCCGCAAGCCTGGCAGTGCTCGCCGCTTCCACCCGGATACCGCTCAAATCATTCGAAATGATCGCGACAGCAGCAGCGAACTTCGAGGATGCGACAGAGAAAGCCACATCCGAAACCGTGGCCAACTTCGAGAAGATCGCGAAAGATCCAGTAAAGGCATTGCTCACTCTCAACGAGTCGATGAACTTCCTGACGGTCAGCACATACGAGCAGATCACATCGCTTGAGCGACAGGGCCGCATTCAAGAAGCCGCCGAAGTTGGGAGCAAGTCGTACGCGGACGCTCTCAATACCGTTGCAGCGAACGTCAAGGCAAACCTTGGAACCATCGAGGGAGCCTGGAAGGACGTAAAGGACGGCGCGAAGAGTGCGTGGGATGCCATGCTCAATGTTGGCAGGGAGAAATCCTTCGCCGATAAAATGGCAGATCTGGAAACCCGCATCAATGACTTCAAAACGCAAGGGGAGAGCATTGGCGGTAAGTACGGGGCATCCCTTTCTGCCAAAGCAATTGCGAAGCTGGAGGCCGAAAAAACCCAGCTGCTGATCGGAAAAGAAGAGAGCGATCGCCGGGCGTCGGCAAAAGGGTTTGCTCAGGAGCAGGAGCAGAAAGCGGTCGCTGCCGCGCAGCACATTGGCAAAGTCCGCGAGAGCTTCCAGAGCAACGAGCAGAAACGCGACAAGGAAATTCTGGATTACCGAAAAAGTGTCGAGGAGCTCAGGAAGAAAAACTCGTCCAGCCCTCTTCTGGACGAAAATCTGATCTCGAAAGACATCCAGAACATTCGAGATAAGTTCAAAGACCCCAAAGCCGCATCTGCTGGCGCGGTAGATCTCTCCGGCTTCAACGCAGCACAAAACGCCCTGAAGGAAATTCAGGCCGAGTACGCGAATACCGAAAAGCAATTGGATGCCGCGCAGAAGGCCGGGCTGATCTCTCAAGAGAGCTATGCCTCGCAGCGTTCAGTGCTGATCAGCGCAGAGAAGGAGGAGGTCACGGCGGCTTATCAGGCCGAGATCGACGCCCTTGAGGCAGCCAAGGCCAAGAAAAGCACGACGGCAGAGCAGTCCATTGAGCTCGACAATAAAATTGCCGATGCAAGATCGGACATGCTCAAGGCGCAAAAGGCTGCTGACAGCCAGCAGGAAGTGTTGGCAACCGCTGAGAAGGGACGGCTTGAGCAGCTCCGAGTCGCTTCAGAGGCTTATGTTCGGCAACTAGAGCGGCAGCGCGCAGCACTTGAAAACTCAGGTACGCGCGCTGCGCAGGCGCTCGGCCTTGGTGACCGTCAAGCCGGACTGCAAAGCAACTTGGACGGCGTAACGGACAAGTTCAACGACGAGCGAGCGAAGCTGCTTGATCGCCGTAAAACTGCTCCGGACAAATACAGCAGTGCAGAATACGAGAAGGATCTCGCGATTCTGGAGAGCGCCGAGAACAAATACCGCGACACAGTGATCGAGAATTACGAAAAGATCTCTGCTGCTCAAGGTGACTGGCGCGCTGGCGCAAAGTCGGCTTTCCAGAACTACATGGAATCGGCGCGCGACGTTGCCGGGCAGACGAAAAGCCTGTTCACCAACGCCTTCACCTCGATGGAGGATGCGATCGTCAACTTCGCCATGACCGGGAAGCTGTCGTTTGCTGACTTCACCAAGTCGATTCTGGCGGACATGGCGCGCATCGCGACCCGTCAGGCCAGTTCGGCGTTGCTGAGCAGCCTCGTCGGTGCTGCCACCAGTTACTTCACTGGCGGAGGCGGCGGTAACGGGCTGGCGGCAGGATCTGCCGGTGCGACATCTTCGAATCTCGGCGCTTCTTCGGCAGGGTACTCCGGCAGCTACTTTCCTCAGGCGCTCGGCGGTGCCTGGTCCTCGGGTGTGCAGATGTTCGCCAATGGCGCTGCGTTCACCAACAGCGTCGTCAGTAAGCCGACCGCCTTCGGGATGTCGGGCGGGCAGACGGGCGTCATGGGCGAGGCGGGGCCGGAGGCGATCATGCCTCTGACCCGTACTGCCGGTGGCCAGCTGGGTGTGCGCGCAATCAGTGGCGGCGGGAGTGGTGGCGGCAACGTTTACAACTTCCCTGTCGCGGTATCGGTGCAAACCCAAGGCAGGGGCGGCGCTGCCAGCACGGAAGACACCTCGCAGCTTGGAAAGGGCATTCAGCAGGCGGCGAAAACCGAAGCTGAAACCGCAATTGCCCGAGCGCTTCAACCAGGCGGTTCTATCTGGCGTCTTACAAATGGGAGGGGCTGATGGCCATCGAAAAATTTACTTGGCCGACTCAGCACGGTGACTCCCCCGAGATTTCCTATCGGGTGCGCACCTCGCAGTTTGGCGGCGGCTACAAACAGGAAGTCGGCGACGGGCCGAACAACAAGGAAGACGCGTACCCGATCACCTACAGCGGCCCTCAAGCCAAGGTACTGGAGATCATGGCGTTCCTTGATCGGCACGCCGGCGCGAAAGCCTTCCTCTGGACGACGCCTCTTGGCCAGCTTGGCCTGTTCACCTGCAAGAACCCCGTGCCCACTCCGGTGGGCGGCGGCGTGTTCAAACTCACCGCCACTTTCGAGCGGGCTTTTCATCCATAAGGGGCAACCATGCCACTGATCAGTGACATCCAGGTCCTTGAACCTGGTAGCGAAGTGCTGCTCTTTGAATTGGACGGCACGGACTATGGTGCGGACGTTTTGCGCTTCCACGGGCACGCGATACCGCACACTCCGGCCGAGTTGATTGCCGCCGGCGCCAATGCCGATCAGTTGCCAGCCAAGGCGATTTACTGGCAGGGCAACGAGTACAGCGCCTGGCCGATGCAGATCGACGGCATTGAGGCGAACGGCGACGGCACGGCGGTGCGACCCTCTCTGTCTGTAGGCAACGTCAACGGCCGCATCACTGCGCTCTGTCTGGCGTTCGAAGATCTACTCGAGTTCAAGCTGACGATGCGGCACACGCTCGGCAGCTACCTCGACGCGGCGAACTTCCTGGTCGGCAACCCAACTGCCGACCCTACCCAAGAGACGATCGAGGTCTGGTACATCGACCAGAAGACAAACGAGGACGGGGAAACGGTCAGTTGGGAACTGGCCAGCCCTGGCGACGTTGGAAACGAGTCCATCGGGCGGCAGGCCACGACCCTTTGCCATTGGTGCCTCACCGGTGGTTATCGCGGGCCGAACTGCGGCTACACCGGGCCGTACGTCACGAAGGACGGCGTCGTTACTGATAACCCCGAACTGGACGAGTGCGATGGCACTTTGGGTAAGGGCTGCGAACCGCGCTTCGGCGAGGGCAATCCACTGCCATTTGGGGGATTCCCCGCAGTGAGTCTCGTGGCAAGATCGTAGTAGAATGATCAAGTGGCTAGGGTAGCTCCCGAAAAGCCGGCCCCTAACCGGCCTGCCGCACTCCATTAGTTAGGGATTCATACTGTAGGGGTGTGAAATGCCAAAGCTTATTGATTTGACGGGAGAGCGGTTCGGCCGGCTCACCGTGGTCAGGAAATCTACCGATAAAGCACAGTTCAAGAGCACGTCAGCAAGATGGTATTGCTTGTGTGAGTGCGGCACTGAGAAAACCTTTGCGGCGCAGGCGCTTCGCAGAGGTGTCACAAAATCATGTGGCTGCCTCGATGCTGAAGTAAAGACAAAGCACGGGATGTACGGCACGCCAACGTACCGCTCTTGGAATAGCATGATCGCTCGCTGTACAAATCCAGAAGCCCCGAATTTTGCCAATTACGGCGGCGCAGGGGTCAAGGTGCATGAGCAGTGGAAAGATTTCGCCCGCTTCTTCGAAGATATGGGGCAACGGCCGATTGGCACCACTCTCGACAGGAAAGACTCGAGCGGCAACTATGAGCCCGGCAACTGTCGATGGGCTACTGACACGCAGCAACAAAGAAATAAAAGTAGCAACCACATGCTGACAGCTAACGGGGAAACTCGGTGCATATCGGAGTGGGCCGAGCTTACGGGAATAAAAAAAGTAACTATACGAGCCAGAGTCCGGAAAGGCTGGACTCACACTGCTGCGGTCAACACGCCGCCAGAGCCAAGGCGAAGCAGAACCGCCGAATGAAAAGGAGCCCACAGAAATGTGGGTTTTTTTATGCGTAAACACTTGTTAAAAGCCATCCAACTGCATGCCGAGCAGTGTTATCCCGAGGAATCCTGCGGGCTTTTGCTGGCGATCGGGCGTAAGCAACAATATTTTCCATGCATCAATGTCTCGACCGAGCCGAACGAAGAGTTCCGGATCGACCCAGAGGAATACGCCAAGGCCGAAGACGTCGGCGAGGTGATCGGCGTCGTGCACTCGCATCCTGACGCTACCAGCCGCCCTTCACCGCGCGATCTTGCCATGTGCGAGGCGACCGCGCTGCCATGGCACATACTCAGTTGGCCGGAGGGAGATCTGAGGACGGTGATGCCCACCGGCGAAGTCCCGCTACTGAAGCGGCCTTTCGTGCACGGCGCCTGGGACTGCTGGCAGGTCTGCGCCGACTGGTACAAGCGCGAGTGGGGCTTGGAGTTCGAAGCCTTCAAGCGCGCCGATGGCTGGTGGGAAAGCAAGGACAACACCAGCCTGTACGAAGCGAACTATGAGGCCGCCGGCTTCTACCGCGTCGACCTGCCGCAGCGCGGCGACATGATCGTGATGGAAGTGGGGCGCACCGTTTATCCGAACCATGCCGGTATATTCCTCGGCACTGATCCTGCGCTGCCGGGAGAAGATGCTGCGACTTTCGGGCCGGGGCCGTTCCTGCTGCACCACCTGTACGGCAGGCCGTCGGAGGTAATTGTCTTCGGCGGGCCGTGGTGGGAAAAAACTAGAATAATTCTACGCCACCGAAGCGCCTTATAATGTCAATGCGCGGCTAGACCGGCCAGTTGAAAAGCACTTACCTCAGTGCCTGCCGCGCTCCCATCTGAGGTATCGAATAGAGGTGTTCGATATGCCGGCAAAATTAGAGTTGAGCGGCAAAAGGTTTGGCAGGCTCGTAGTCATTGCCGAAACGGCAAGAACCGGAAACTCAAGCAAATGGACGTGCTTGTGCGACTGCGGGGTGCGAATCGACGTGATTACGCCTAGTTTAAGAAACGGTAACACTTCTTCTTGCGGATGCATTCGACGAGAAATGCTGTCAAAAAGAAATTCCGACTCGGCCCCTCACAAAGTAAAAAAGAATCCGCTGTATAAAACCTGGTCGTCAATGAGGGCGAGGTGCGAGAACCCAAATGATATCGAATATGCCAATTATGGAGGCAGAGGGATTCAGGTTTGTGATCGCTGGGCGGATTTTTTGAGTTTCATCGAAGACATGGGCGATAGGCCGGCCGGCATGACGCTCGATCGTCGTGACGTAAACGGCAATTACGAAAAAGATAATTGCCGGTGGGCAACTGGTAGCGAGCAATGCAGAAACAAGCGAAACAACAGAATCGTCGAGCACCTTGGCGAGACTCTGTGTATCGCCGAATGGTCTGATCGGACAGGCATTAATAAAACAACCCTGAATGATCGTCTGAATGCCGGATGGACAACGTCCGAGGCGTTGACGATAAGGCCCGGGGAAAGAGGGTCCGCAGCTCGGCAAGCTCCAGCGCTCAATGCTACATTGCCAGCTTTCCCACAGGAGTGACCTGCATGAAATTATTCGTAGGGGCGTTGGCTGTAATGCTGTTGGCGGGGTGTTCGACATCGCCAATGTCTGCACGGGATGCAGACCCAGTGCCGGGCGATGAGCTGTATGCATTCCAAAGCAAAACAGCGAGTACAACCTCCCGCATTACCGTGATCAGGGATGGTGGATTTGTTGGCTCTGGGTGCGATCTGGTTTTTTACATTGAAGGGCGGCGAGCCGCGAAGATAGGGCCAGGGCAGCGTGCGAGTTTTTACGTTGAGCCAGGTGCTGTGAATCTGGGTACCGGACTTGCCGAGTCAGGGCTTTGTGCAGGAGCGGCAATCAGAACCATCAGCACGAATCTCAAGCCGGGCGCTGAAAGTCAGTTTCGTATCAGTGGAGATATGAGCGGTTTCTTCCTGGCGCCATACGTGGATTACGGCGGCCGCTGAGGTCGCGAACTTTGAAAGCTGCCTTCGGGCGGCTTTTTTATTATCTGGAGAAAAGCCATGCAAGCAGCTAAACCCCGCTATCAACCTATGACGACAATCGAGCTGTCCGGCCCGCTCGGGAAAAAGTTCTTCCGCCAGAAGGACTATCAGCTCGGCACGGGGAATGTATGGGAGGTGTTCAGGGCGCTGAGGGCAACGGTGGAAGGGTTCGCTGAGGAAGTCGCCCGTCTCGACCTTTTGGGCATGAGGTTCGCCATTATCCGCAATGGTAAAAACGTCGGTGAAAAGGGCTTCGAGCTGGGCGGCACAAGAACGCTAAAAATCGTTCCGGTGATTAGTGGCAGCAAGCGCGCAGGCCTGCTCCAGACCATTGTGGGCGCGGTAATGATAGTTGCGGGCGTACTCCTTTTGGCAACTCCGTTTGGCGCGCCTCTTATCGCCGCCGGCATCGGGATGGTCGCCGGCGGCGTTATCCAAATGCTAAGCCCGCAAGCCGGCGGCCTCAAGCAGAGCGCCTCGCCCGAAAATCAGCCGAGCTATGCATTCGGCTCCGCCCGAAACACCACGGCCAGCGGCAACCCGGTGCCGATCTGCATCGGCAGACGGCGCTGGGGTGGCATGATCATCTCGGCTTCGATCTACGCCGAAGACAAAGTGTAATCAGGACAGCATCACACCGACCGCGTAGGCGGTTTTTTTATGCCTGGAGGAAAATATGGGCGCAGCAGCACAGATCGATATCCACGGCGAAAAGGGTGGCAGCAGCAAGCCGAAGTCGCCGACCGAAGCCAGCGACAGCCTGCGCTCAACCAACTTGGCCAAGTTGCTGATCGCCGTGGGCGAGGGTGAGTTCGACGAAGTCCCGACCGACTACAACATCTATCTGGACAACACGCCGATTCGCGATGCCAGCGGCAACTACAACTTCCCGAACGTGAAATGGGATTGGCGTCCGGGTTCGGTGGATCAAACCTATATTCCAGGTATTCCGGCGGTTGAGAGCGAAACGTCGCTGAACGTAGAGCTGCGTAGCGATTCGCCTTGGGTGCGATCAATCTCCAACACCCAGTTGTCGGCCGTGCGCATCCGCTTTGCATGGCCAGCTCTGCAAAGAGTGGACGACGAGGGCAATGTGGGCGGCTACCGCATCGAATATGCCATCGATTTGGCCACCGACGGCGGCGCCTATCAGCAGGTGCTGGTGGACGCAGTCGACGGCAAGACCACCACGCGCTACGAGCGCTCGCGCCGCATCGATCTCCCAGACGCGACCACCGGCTGGCAGATCCGTGTGCGCCGCCTGACGCCGAACCAGAACACCAACAAGATCGCCGACACCATGCTGGTGGCCGGGTATACCGAAGTCATCGACGCCAAGCTGCGCTATCCGAACACTGCGCTGCTTTACATCGAATTCGACGCGGAGCAGTTCACCAACATCCCGGCGGTTACCGTGAAGTGCAAGGCCCGCCGCTGGATGGTGCCGAGCAACTACGACCCGATCCTGCGCACCTATACCGGGACATGGGACGGCTCGATGAAATCGGCCTGGACCAATAACCCGGCGTGGATCACCTACGGGGTGTGCACCGAAGACCGTTTCGGCCTGGGTAAGCGAATCAAGCCGTTCATGGTCGACAAGTGGGAGCTGTACCGCATTGCCCAGTATTGCGATCAGATGGTGCCGAACGGACTGGGCGGCCAGGAACCGCGCTTTCTCTGCGACATGAACCTGCAAGGAAAGGCCGACGCCTGGTCGCTGTTGCGTGATATCTCGGCGATTTACCGAGGCATGACCTACTGGGCTCAAGGCCAGCTGGTGATGCAGGCGGACATGCCGCGCGCTCAGGACTTCGACTACGTCTTCACCCGGGCCAATGTGATCGACGGCAAGTTTTCGTATGGAAGTGCCTCGGCGAAAACCCGTTATACCCGGGCACTGGTAAGTTACGACAACCCGGCCAACAACTACGACACCGACGTCATCCCGTTCGCGGATCTGAATCTTCAGCGCCGCTACGGCGATCGTCCGACCGAGCTGAGCGCCATTGGCTGCACCCGCGCATCCGAGGCTCAGCGCCGCGGTAAGTGGGCGATCCTCAGCAACAACCAAGACCGCACCGTCTCTTTCAAGACCGGTATGGAAGGGGTTATCCCGCTGCCTGGCCACATCATCCCGGTGGCCGATTCGCTGCTCGCTGGTCGTGAAGTCGGTGGCCGGATCTCGGCGGTGGCGGGGCGGGAGGTCACGCTTGATCGCGACACCCAGGCCAAGGCCGGCGATCGACTGATCATCAACCTGCCGGGCGGCCGTGCCGAAGGCCGTACAGTGCAAAGCGTCAACGGCCGCGCCGTGACCGTCACGGTTGCCTATAGCGAACCACCGGTTGCGCAGTTGCAATGGGCGCTCGATGCGGATGACTTGGCGATCCCGCTTTACCGTGTACTGCGCACCAAGCGCACCACCGAGGGTGATTACGAAATCAGCGCGCTCCAGTTCGAGCCGAGCAAGTTTGCCTTCATCGACACTGGTGCACGCCTGGAAGAACGCCCGATCAGCGTGATCCCGATCACCGTCGTTCCGGCGCCGGCGAGCGTTTCGCTTTCGTCGACTTCATCGGTTGTGCAGGGTCTGGCCGTGGCCACCATGACCATCAGTTGGCCCGCCGTTGATGGCGCAGTCGGCTATGACGTGGAATGGCGCAAGGACAGCGGCAACTGGATCAAACTTCAGCGCACCGGCATGACCAACGTGGACGTGGTCGGCATCTACGCCGGTGCCTATCTGGCCCGGGTGCGTGCGGTGAGCGCATTCGACATCACGTCGCCATGGCGCAACTCGATCCTGACCAACCTAAGCGGTAAGCAGGGGTTGCCGCCGGCTCTGGCGTTCCTGACCGCGACGCCGCTGCTGTTTGGCATCTATCTCAAATGGGGTTTCCCTGCTGGCGCCGAGGATAGTCAGCGCACGGAGATCTGGTACGGGCCGACGACCTCGCTGGAGGCCGCGACCAAACTGACTGACCTGGCCTATCCGCAGAGTGACTTCTCCATGCTGGGGCTAGCTGCAGGCGTGACCTTCTACTTCTGGGGTCGCATCGTCGACAAGATCGGAAACATCGGACCGTGGTATCCGATCGGGCTTGGCGTTCAGGGTCAGTCAAGCTCTAACCCTGGTGACATCTTGGAGATGATCGCAGGTCAGATCACCGAGACAGAACTCGGCGAGGATCTTCTGGCAGAAATCGAGAAGATCCCAGGCTTGCAGGCGCAGATTGACGCGCTCGACGGATTGAAGGGCTACGACCCTGAAGCCGCCTATGTGGAATACGACCTGGTGGTGCAGGGCAAGCGGATCTATCAGGCCACTGGCCCGGTACCGATCAATATGCCTCCACCGAACCCGCTCTACTGGCTCGACGTGGGCCAAACGGTCGAAACAGCGAATGGCCTTGCCCAGCAGGTCGCCACCAACACCGCCGAGATTAATGAACTCGACGGCGTAGTCACGGCGCAAGCGACGGCCTTTCAGGCGCTTCGTGCGTCGTATCGGGACGATGACGGTGAGGGTGATCTGGCGGACGCGATGAAGGGGTGGACTAGTACGGCCGCAATTGCCACCGAAGAGAAGGTCAGGGCTTCAGAAAATGAGGCATCTGCTCGGCGTCAGACAGAGTTGACTGCAACAGTGGCCAAAAACTCAGCGAACGTAACGCTGCTTGAAGAGGTAGTAGCCACAAATCAGCAAGCTACAGCTCAGCAGTTGAGTCAACTCAGCACGACCGTCGGTGACCAGCAAACTGCGATCCAACAGAACACATCGATCATCAACGACGTGAACGGAAAGGTCACGGCGAGTTGGTCGGTGAAGATGCAGTACAACTCTGGNACNGGGCAGTACATCGCTGCGGGTGTCGGTCTTGGTATNGAGAACGGACCGGCGGGCTTGCAAAGCCAGTTCCTTGTGAGTGCCGACCGATTCGCCATCGTCAACACCATTGCCGGCGGCGCGATTGCGGTTCCGTTCGCAGTGCAAGGCGGGCAGGTGTTTATGAATTCGGCCTTCATCATGGACGGCACGATCACCAACGCCAAGATCGGGAGCTACATCAGTTCGACCAACTACATCGCCGGCCAGCAAGGCTGGATCCTGAACAAAGACGGCACACTCGAAATTAACGGCATCGTTCCCGGCCAAGGGCGTCTGGTGATCAACTCACTGAACGTCTCGGTCTACGACGCCAGCAATGTGCTGCGCGTTCGTCTCGGCTATCTGGGGTAATCAATGGCACATGGAATGCGGATCTGGGGCGCCGACGGAGCGCTCCAGGTCGATGAGAGCTCGTTCACCATTCGGGTTGTGCTTTCAACGTTGGTGACGTTCACCGGCGGGAAGTCCAATCAGGACTTCTTGGTGCCGGGAGTAGGACCCGCGAACGGCTCCGCCATTGTCGTTCCTGTCGGCACCTACACGGACCAGAAACAGCAGTTTGAAACCGAACTCGTCGAGAACGTCGCCCGGGTCTACAACCACACCAGAGGCTATGCCGCGAGCTATGTCGCGACGGGGACGATGCGACTGATCGTAATGAGGTTCAATTAATGGTCTTTGGACTCGAGTTCACCAATAACAGCAATGTCGTCACCATCGACTCGGAGTTTGCCAGGCTGATGGTAATTGCCAGCGGCCGATACGCGCCGACGGAAGAAGGGGGTATGGGGTCCACGACCTACTTCGCCAGACCGGTGACATCACAGGAGCCACCGCTCGTATTCGTGAGGCCCGACACCGTGGCTGGGATCGCCGGGTTGAGCAACATGAGGTTGATCGGCTCGGCGGGCAACTGGACCGGTTTCTATGTCCGGGCTTACAGCACCGCCACTGCACAGCCAAACGGTCGCTACTTTGTTGCGGCTTTTGCAGCGCAGGCCGTGGCTCAATACGGCATGCGGCTCTGGGATGGCGCAGGCAAAATGCTTTTCGACTCAGGAACACCCAACGCCACCTTCACGCGTGCTTTCCAAAACTGGACTTACGTGAAATACGACCTGACCGATCAGGGGTTGTACCGAAACTACTACTCGGTGCCGTTCAACTTCCCGCTAAACGAATTCATGCTGATCAACAATTTCGGAATGAAGATGGTTTCCGGAGGCAACATGCCTCGGCAGCTTTACTGCACCTGGGATTTTTCTAACGGCACGCTCTACGCCGTAACTGTCGCTGCCAATAACCCGTTCAACTTTTTCCTCCCGGCTGTTTTCGCAAAACAAGCCGCTTAATCTCATAGGATGCAACCATGCCCTGGCACAGATTGGGAACGGTTTCGGTTACCCAAAATTCGAATGTCGTCACCGGTGTAAATACCGCTTTTGCAGCAAATACTCGGATCGGTGACTCGTTCATCGGCCCGGATGGACGCCAGTACGAACTCGCTAACGTTTCAAGC